TTTGTGCCTGATGTTTTAATCAGCACAGACAAAGCTATAGCTCAAACCATACAAAACTCAGGGTACTCCAAAGCTCACACCATGTATACTCGTAAACCACTGCCTGGACTGGGTGCAAAAACGGTGCCACAAAGTTACTTTGGATTCAGTTCTGGACCTATTGCAGTGGGCATAGCAGCCATAGATAAAAATGTAGCAATCTATCTCATTGGGTTTGACATGGGTCCTACACTGAGCAATAGGTTTAACAATGTGTATGCTGACACTGAATTTTATAAAAAAAGTTCTGCAAATCCCACATTCACTGGAAACTGGGTTAGACAATTAGTAACCATCATGCGAGATTACCCCACAATCAGTTTTCACAGGGTAATGGGCGATACCACAGCACACATTCCTGAATTTGATGTGTGTAAAAATCTTCGAAACATGCCATTGGCAGACTTTGTTGACCGTATAAATAACACAAAGGACCTTTAAATGTCAACAGTCAAACGTGTCAGCGGTGATTACACTGTTCAAACCATAAATGCAGGTGATTTGGTCACACTGCAAAGTACCAATGTAAACATTGTGGGCGATCTCACAGTGACTGGAAATGCTGTGCTCACCGGAAATATCAACGCTGACAAGATATTCAATGGCACAACCAGCATTGAAATTCCTGTGCTCAATGGCAACGCCAACATCACAGTTGGGGCCATCAGTAACGTAGCAGTGTTTGCCACAACTGGTCAATTCATCACTGGGTTGCAAAGTGTGACTGGCAACGTACAAGGTGGTAATTTACGCACCGCTGGTCAAGTATCAGCCACCGGCAACGTATCAGGCGGCAATGTGACTGTGGCCACAGGCAACATTGTGTTGACACAAACAACTGGCGCTGCCACAAGCCAGATGATTAGATTTACAGATTCCAACACTGCGGTTACTACATTGGGTGCTAACATTGGATCCATTGAATGGTTTACTTCTGACAGTACTGGATCTGGCGCAAGGGTAACTGCAAGAATTCAGGCAGTGTATGAAGATACTAACGGCAACGCCAACATTCAAATTCAAACAGGCAGCACCGCAACACCCACTACACGTATCACAGTGATTGGCAGCTCAGGCAACGTGGGCATTGCCAACACCGCACCATTGCATACTTTTGCTTTAACTGGCAATGCTTATATGAGTGGCAACGCCAGTGTGATTGGCAATGTCAGCACTGGTAACATTTTGAATTCAGGATTGAGCAGTGTCACAGGCAACATCACTGGCGGTAACTTGATCACCGCTGGATTGATCACCGCCACTGGCAACATCACTGGTGGCAACATCATCAGTTTGGGCGCAATCAGTGCAGGCGCTGCTGGTATAACTGCAACTGGCAATGTACGTGGCGGCAATATTGTCAGTGATGACCAAATTTCAGCTACTGGCAACGTAAATGCTGCCAACTTCAATGCAACACAAAACTTCAGCACCACAGGTAATGTGCGCAGTGGTACCGTAACCGCCACAGCCAACATTGTGGGTGCAAACATCAGCATCAGCGGCAACATGAGTGGCACTGGTATTGGCGTGGAAAATATTGTCTGGCAGCCCACCACAGTGGCATTCAACAGTGCTGTGCAAGCCAATGTGGGCGTATTGGGATTCCTTGCACTGGCTGGAAGCAGTTACAAGTATGAAGCCTACTTGCCCATACTGCCAGATGGTGCCACCTCCACTGGATTTAGCACACGTTTTGATGCAGGAACTTGTTACTACACAGTGGAATTTCAAACCACTCAAACATCCGCGTTTAACACCGCAACATCCAATGTGTCAGGAACTGCTCCAGCAACAGCAGGCATGACTGGCACCACACCTAGAACTGCAAGAATTACAGGTACAATTTACAGTGCTGGCAACGCCAATGTTGCAATTCAAGCACAAACCAGCGCAGCCAACATCAACATTCAGTCCGGCGCATTTCTAACCTACACCAGAATCAGCTAAAATAGCAAACAAGTCCTTTTGGTAAATACACTAGAGGACCTTGTTTATCCATGGCACAACAAATTATTGATATTGGTGCAGCAGCAAATGACGGCACCGGCGAACCGTTACGTGATGCTTTTAACGCTGTAAATGAAAATTTTACAGAGATCTACACCGCTGGGCCAGTGGGTAGTAATGTTGTAATCTCTGGCAATACTATCACAGTCACTGGTATCAACAACAACATAGTGTTGGCGGCCAATGGCATAGGCAACATCCAAGCAAATTCAACAATTATGCCCAGCATTGACGCTGTGTATGATATTGGTGCGCCTACTCAGAGAGTTGACACAGTTTATGCCCAATATTTTGTGGGCAATGGTCAAGGACTCACTGGGGTTGCAGCCGCGGCTGGTGCTAATATTAGTCTGGGCTTTAGCAATGTAACTGTGACTTCAGGCGGCAATGTCACTGTTGGCATTCAAAACATCAGCAATACTGCTGTGTTTGGCACCACCAATACCACATTCAAAGGCAATTTGTTGCCTGCTGCCAATGTAACTTACAATCTTGGCAGTGCAACACAGGCCTGGAATGATTTGTATTTGAGTGGCAACACTGTTTACCTCAACAATGCCACCATAACTTCCAATGCCACTGCCCTTGTGTTTACCAATCAAGCCGGTGGATTGTTTGTGTTGGAAGGAACAGGACAATCAGGCGGTAATGCCATCAGCAACGGAAACAGCAATGTTGCAATAGCCGCGGCCGCTGGCAATGTTACCGTTGCAGTAAACAGCATCAATCGTGGCACATTCTCCAGCACAGGTCTTGGCATAGCTGGACAAGTCAGTGCTTCGGGCAATGTCATTGCAGTTGGAAACATTTCAGGATCTTATGTTCTTGGTAATGGTGCATTGCTTTCTGGCTTGCCAGAAACTTACAGCAATGCCAACGTGGCAGCATATTTGCCAGTGTATTCAGGCAATATTCAAGCCAATAATATCACAATTTTAAGCACCAGCTCAACCACAGGCAATGTCACTGGTGGCAATATCCGTACTGTTGGACAAGTGTCGGCTACAGGCAACATCACTGGTGGCAACGTAATTTCTTTGGCAGCCGTTAGTGCGGTATCACTATCAGCCAGTGCCAACATCACAGGTGGTAATATCAATACTGGTGGATTGGTATCATCTTCTAGCAATGTAGTAGGTGGTAATATCAACACTGCGGGTGTGGTAAGTGCCACAGGCAACGTTCGTGGTGGCAACATAACCACCTCGGGACAAATGTCTGCCACAGGCAACATTACCACAACTGGATTTTTTATTGGCAACTTCTCGGGCAACGTCACTGGTAACATTGTGGTGCCTGGGGTCAACACGCAAGTGTTGTACAATGATTTTGGCAATGCAGGAGCCTCGGCAGGATTGACATTTGACTACACCGCCAATCTAATGACGTTAAGTGGCAATGCCAACGTTGGTAATTTAAACACTGTGGGCTCAGTATCAGCCACAGGCAACGTGATCGGTAACTACATCCTGGGTAATGGTAGTCAGCTTACAGGTATAGCTGCCAGCTATGGCAACGCCAATGTGGCTGCATACCTGCCCACATACACTGGCAACTTGATTGCACTCACAGGCAATGTCACAACCAGTGCCAACATTCAAGGCAATTATGTTTTAGGTAACGGTGCGTTCTTAACAGGTGTTGCTGCCAGTTACGGCAACGCCAATGTGGAAGCCAACTTGGCTGCGTTTGGTACAAATCCCATATCCACAGCCGGCAACATCACAGGCGGATACATTTTAGGTAACGGTGCATTACTAACTGGTGTAATCACAAGTGTGGCCAATATCAACAACGGCACCAGCAACATTACCATTGTAAGTTCTGGCGGTAATATCACAGCCGGGGTGGGCGGTACACCAAATGTTGTGGTATGGGCCACAACTGGAGAATATGTTACTGGCTTGATCAGTGCCACTGGCAACGTCACTGGCGGTAACATCTTGACTGGTGGCCTAGTAAGTGCAACTGGTAACATAACTGGTGGCAACATCAGCACTGGCGTTATCACACTCACAAACAGTAGTATAATAAAAGATACTGCTGGAAACGCTGTGACATTTGGTCGAAGTGCTGGGCAAAACCCACAAGGTATCAATGCTGTGGCCGTCGGTAATGCCGCTGGCAATTATCTACAAAGTAACTCAGCAGTGGCAGTTGGTGATCGTTCAGGCGGTTACACACAAGGTATCTCGGCAGTGGCAGTTGGACAATTTGCTGGCAATTATCTGCAAGGCAATTTGGCAGTGGCCATTGGTAACGGTGCTGGTCTTACTGGGCAAGGCCTAGCGGCGGTAGCAATTGGTGCCGGTGCCGGGGCAACCAATCAAGGCAATAATTCAATTATTATAAATGCCACGGCTGCCAATCTGGACCAGACCACAGCCAACACATTCACTGTGGCACCGGTTAGAAATGATGTGGCCAATGTTGGCCAAGTCATGTTCTACAATGCTACCTCAAAAGAAATCACATACGGTAATACTGTAAGTGTGGCAGGCAACATCACTGGTGGTAATGTAATAACCGGTGGATTGATTTCAGCCACTGCCAACATCACCGGTGGCAATATCAACACCGCTGGTTTGGTATCATCTGCTGGCAATATTACAGGTGGCAACTTGATCACTGCTGCCGTAGTATCAGCTGCTTCAGTCAGTGCAAGTGGCAATATAACTAGTGGTAATTTGAATGCCGTAGGATTGAGTTTGAGTGGCAATGTTGTCAGTGCAATTAATTCAACATCCGCAATTCTTACCACAAGCAACGTCACTGGCGGTAACATCAATACTGCTGGCGTAATGAGTTCAACCGGCAATGCCATACATGGAAACATTCAAACAGCCGGTCAAATCACTGCCACAGGCAACATCACAACCGCAGCCAACATTGCTGGTGGTAATTTAAGTATTTCGGGAGCATTCTCTCCTGCCACAGTCACAGCCACGGGCAATGTGGCTGGTGGTAATTTGACCACTGCTGGACAAATATCAGCGTCAGGCAATATCACCACTGCTGGCTACTTTGTTGGTAACTTCTCAGGCAATGTAACAGGCAATTTGACTGTGCCTGGATCCAACACACAAGTTATATTCAACAACAACGGCAATGCTGGTGCTTCGGCAGGTTTGACATTTGACACTGCTGGACCAAACTTGCTCACAGTAGCAGGCAACACACAGTCTGGCAATTTGAAAACCACTGGATTGGTTTCTGCTGCTGGCAATGTCAACGCAGGTAACATTGTTACCACAGGTGCTGTCAGTGCCACAGGCAATGTGTCAGCCACAGCCAATGTGATTGGTGGCAATGTAATTAGTTCTGCCGCAGTAAGTGCAGTCACTGTCAGTGCGTCAGGTAACGTAACTGGTGGCAACTTGGTCACTGCTGCCGCTGTGAGTGCTGCTTCAGTTTCAGCCAGTGCTAATATTACAGGCGGTAATATCAACACAGCAGGTCAAGTCACCGCCACTGGCAACATTTCAGGTGGCAACTTGTCAGGTACCAACATTGTGGGCACATTAACCACAGCCGCCCAAACCAATATCACTTCAGTTGGTACATTGGGCAGTTTGGCAGTAACAGCCAACGTGGCTGGTGGCAATTTGACCACTGCTGGGCAAGTCAGCGCAACTGGCAACATCACTGGCAATTATTTTATTGGCAATGGATCTGCCTTGACCGGTGTTGTGGCCACCAGTATTGGTGTGTTACCAAGTTTGAGTGTAACCGGCAATATTGACACAGGTAATCTGCGCACTGCTGGACAAGTCACCGCCACTGGCAACATTTCAGGTGGCAACTTGTCAGGTACCAACATTGTGGGCACGTTGACTACTGCTGCACAAACCAATATTACCAGTGTGGGCACTCTGGGCAGTTTGGCTGTGACAGCCAATGTGGCTGGTGGTAACCTGACCACTGCTGGTCAAGTAAGTGCCGCAGGCAATATTACAGGTGGCAATCTGTCAGGTACCAACATTGTGGGCACATTAACCACAGCCGCCCAAACCAATATCACATCAGTAGGAACCCTGACCAGTTTGGGAGTAACTGGCAACATCACCGGCGGTAACATCAACACAGGTGCTCAAGTCAGCGCCACTGGCAACATCACTGGCAATTTTTTCATTGGTAATGGTAGTTTGCTGACTGGTATTGCAGCAGGCAGTACCTACAGCAATGCCAATGTGGCTGCCTATTTGCCCACATACACAGGAAATTTAATTGCACTCACAGGCAATGTGATCACAACTGCCAATGTGTCAGGTGGCAACATATTAACTGGTGGTGCATTGTCAGCCACAGGCAATGTCACAGGCGGTAACATTGTGACAGGCGGTGCTGTCAGTGCCACAGGACAAATAAGTGCAGTGGCCAACGTAACTGGTGGTAACATCAATACCGGCGCACAAGTAAGTGCTACAGGCAATATTACAGGTGGTAACATTCGCACCGCTGGTCAAGTATCAGCTACAGGTAACATCACGGGCGGCAATGTCAACGCAGGCGGACTGAGTTTGAGTGCAAACGTTGTGAGTGCATTGATCAGTGCAGCCAACATCACAACCACTGCCAACATTGCTGGTGGTAACGCGATTGTGACAGGTATTGCCACAGTCACAGGTAATGTCACAGGTGGCAATATTAATACTGCAGGCTTGGTCAGTGCCACTGGCAATGTTGTGGGTGGCAATATTGTCACAACAGGCTCAGGTGGTAACATTTCTGGTGCCAATATTGTTTCAGCCACCACATTCAGTGCCACAGCCAATGTGATAGGTGGCAATGTTTCAACCGCAGGCGTGGTCACAGCGTCAGGCAACGTAACAGGTGGCAATTTAATCACCGCAGGCATAATCACAGCCACAGGCAATATTACCACACTGGGCAATGTTTCAGCCAACTTCTATATTGGCAATGGTAGTCTGTTGACTGGCGTTGTGGCCACAGGTATTGGTACATTGGCCAGTTTGAGCGTGACTGGTAATACAGATTCAGGAAATCTACGCACCGCAGGACAAGTTACTGCAACCGGTAATGTCACTGGTGGCAATGTGATCACTGCCGGTGCTGTATCAGCCGCATCAGTATCAGCAAGTGCTAATGTCACCGGCGGTAACATCAACACAGGCGCTCAAGTAATAGCCACAGGTAATATCACTGGTGGTAATGTTAGCACAGCAGGATTGATCACAGCCACTGGCAACATCACTGGTGGCAATGTGATCACTGCTGGTGCTGTGTCGGCTGCTTCGGTCAGCCTGTCAGGCAATGTAACTAGCGGAAATTTGAATGCTGCAGGATTGAGTTTGAGTGGCAATGTGATCAGCTCGCTGAATGTGACTGGTAATGTTACAGGTGGTAATGTCATCAGCACAGCAGCTATGTCAGCAGCCTCAATGACCACAACTGGTAATGTTCTGGTAGGCGGCAACTTAACAGTCAATGGCGACGTAACCTATAACAATGTAAGCAGCTTCAATGTTGAAGATCCAATCATTGGACTGGGCCGTGGGGCCAACAATACACCGTTGACTGTTGATGACGGCAAAGACCGTGGTACTGATTTATTTTATTTTAATGTAACAGAAAAACAAGCGTTTGTTGGTTTTAATGACACATCTAAAAAGATGTTTGCCGCAACTGATGTCAGTATTGCCAACGAAATAGTCACAGTCAACAGTTATGGAAGTTTTGTAATTGGCAATTTGGAAGGTGCCACAGTAAGTGCCACAGGCAACATCACTGGCAATTATTTCATTGGTAATGGTAGTCAATTAACAGGTGTCACAGCCACCAGCATTGGTACACTGCCAAGTTTGAGTGTGACAGGCAATATTGTAACAGGTAATTTGAATGCATTAGAACAAGTCAGTGCTGTGGGCAACATCACTGGTGGCAACATTCTTTTTGGCATATTCAAATTACTTGGTAATGGTGATGCACAAGTAGGTAATTTGACTGTCAGCAATGGCCCAGGCGTTGGCAATCTTGTTGTTGGTAACAGTATAAGTGCAACTGGCAACATACTGACTGGAGGTAACGTCAGCGCCGCTGCCAATGTGATTGGTGGTAACTTGCTGGCTGGATCAGGCGTTATTACCACTACTGGCAATATCACAGGTGGCAACATATTGGCTGGTTCAGGTGTGATCAGCACTGGTGGCAATGTCAACGGCTCAGTATTCAATGGCAATGTGGCATTTGCTACTGGCACAGTATCAGGTTCTGGCAACATCACTGGCGGTAACGTGATTGTGTCCGGTGTGTTGTTGTCCACCAACACAATTTCAGCCGCCGGCAATGTCACTGGTGGCAATATCAACACAGGTGGAAATGTTTCTACTTCAGGCAATGTCATAGCCAACGATATCAGAGTTGGCACAGGTATCACCAATGGCACCATAAGTGCGCTGGGCAACATCACCAGTGCCAACACATTGAATGCAGTGAGTTTGAGTCTTAGCGGTAATGTTGTAAGTGCGCTCACTGTCACTGGTAATGTCTCCGGTGGCAACCTCAATACAACTGGATTAGTCACTGCGTCAGGCAATGTAACAGGTGGCAATGTCAACACTGCTGGCATAGTAACTGCCACAGGCAATGTCACAGGTGGCAATATTACCACAGCAGGATTGATTACTGCAACTGGTAATATAACTACAGGTGCAAATATTATTGTCAGCGGATATGTTACCGCAACTGCCAACGTAACTGGTGGCAATATTGTAACTGCAGGTGCAGTATCGGCAGCATCAGTATCAGCTTCGGCCAACGTCACAAGTGGCAACATTACCACAGCAGGATTGGTAACAGTCACAGGTAACATCACTGGTGGCAACATCAACACTGGCGGTTTGGCCAGCATCGCTGGTAACATTACTGGTGCCAATGTTAACACAGCAGGATTGATTACTGCAACTGGTAATATCACTGGTGGTAATGTAAACACAGCAGGATTGATCACAGTTTCTGGTAATATCACCGGTGGTAATGTAAGCACAGCAGGATTAGTAACTGCCACTGGCAACATTGTTTCTGGTGCGTTGATATCAGCAGCCGGTAATGTGTCAGCAGCCGGTAATGTACAAGGCCAAAACTTTATTGGTAATTTGATTGGTAATATTTCGCTGAGTAACTCCAGCAACAGCCAGGTATTGTTTAATAGTTTGGGGCTGGTCACTGGCGATTCAGGATTGATATTTGATTATGCAGCCAACGCTCTCACTGTGGGCGGCGCGATTGTAACCACCAATGGTGGCGACTTGACTGTGGCTGGAGCAGCCACAGTAACTGGCAATATTTCAACCACAATTGGCAACATTGGCGGAGGCAATATCATAGCCACAACATTGATAAGTGTTGGTGGTAATGTAATTGGTGGTAATATCAACACTGCGGGTGTGGTAAGTGCCGCAGGTAATGTAGTTGGTGGAAACATCAACAGTGCTGGGCTGGCAAGTATCACTGGCAATGTAGTTGGCGGCAACATCAACACCGCTGGCGTAGTAAGTGCTACTGCCAACATTGTTGGTGGCAACATTATTACAGCCGCGTTGGTGCAAGGGCAGACGGTAAGTGCTACAGCCAATGTGATTGGTGGTAATATAAGCACAGCAGGATTGGTCACAGCCACTGGTAATATCACAGGCGGAAACTTAATTACTGGCGCACAAGTGATTTCTACAGGTAATGTCAGTGGTGGCAACATCAACACAGTAGGTTTGGTTAGTGCAACTGGAAATATTATTGGTGGAAACTTGAGCGGTACCAGTATTGTTGGTACTCTTACTACAGCCGCACAAACTAACATTACCAGTGTGGGTACCTTAGGCAGTTTGGCTGTGACAGCCAACATTACTGGTGGAAACATACTTACAGGTGGGCTGATAAGCGGTACAGGCAACATCACTGGTGGTAACTTGAACGCAGTGGGATTGAGCCTGAGTGGCAACGTAATTAGTGCAATCAATCTTGTACAAAACATCACAACTACAGCCAATGTCAACGCCAATAACATCAACGCTACTAGCACGATAAATATCAACAACGCTAGAGTGGCAACCATAGATGACGCGGCTGCATTGGCAATAGCATTAGGATAACAAATGGCAAATACTTTCACACGAAAAACTTCACAAAATGTAGGCGCAAGCCCTGGCATAATTGGCAATTACACAGTGCCGGCAAGCACAACCACCATTGTGATTGGCCTGACTTGTACCAACACCACAGGCAGTGCAATCACAGCCAATGTGTTCTTGGCCAATGCCACGGCCAACACCTACATTGTGGCCAATGCACCTATCAGTTCAGGAGCTTCGTTGATTCCCATTGGTGGAGATCAAAAGATCGTGATGATCACCGGGGACAAAATATACGTGCAAAGCAGTGCTGCCACCAGCATTGATGCAATTTTGAGCATAATGGAAATCACCTAATGAGCTATCTTGGTCTTCAACCCAACACACCACTGCTGAACACCAGTACTGAAACGTTCAGTGGTAACAGTGTGGCCACACAGTTTAACCTGGCTAGATCGGTGGCTTCAGCGTCTGACCTAGACGTCATGATTGGCAGCACACTGCAAAGACCATTTACAGATTATGTTGCTGGCAACATAGTTTTACAGTTTACCAGTGCTCCTACAACAGGTGCAAACAACATCACAGTTACCTATCGTGCTGGTGCTCTGAACAGTTTGAATTTGTCAGCATCAGTATTCAATGCAGGCACTGTGGCCAACCCCAGTGTGGTGAGCCTGGCTGCAAACAACACTGGCTTGTATTGGGCTAATGCGTCATCAATGAGTGTGACTGTGAGTGGTACCAATCGTGCCACGTTCATGGCCAATGCTATATCAGTCAGCACAGACACAGGCGCATTGATTGTGGACGGCGGCCTGGGAGTCGACGGCAATGTCAACATTGGTGGCAACGTTGCTATTGCTGACTCTACTCAAAGTACCAGCGTATCAACAGGTGCATTCAAACTCAGTGGTGGCGCAGGTATTGTTGGTAATTTGAATGTGGGTGGCGATATTACCTGTGTGGGCGACTTCACAGTCAACGGCACATTTACCACTACAGGTACAGACAGTTTGGCTGTGACTGACCCATTTATCTTTTTGGCCAACAACAATCCTGGCGACACATACGACTCTGGTGTGGTCACACAATATTTTGATGGTGCCAACACTCGCTACAGTGGATACTTCCGTGACATCACAGATGCCAAGTACAAGTTGTTCACAAACTTGTTGACACAACCCACCACAACTGTTGACACCACAGATCCTAGTTTCCAATACACTGATTTAATCCTGGCCAATTTAAGTGCCACAGGCAATGTCAATGCCACATATTTTGTTGGTAACGGTGCTGCTCTTACCGGTATCTCAACGGTTACTAGTAATATTTTCAATGCCAACACATCAGTGGCCATTGCTGCAGTCAATGCCAATGTGAACATGGTCATCAACAGTGTGCAAATTGCCAATGTATGGTCAGGTGGTATCAGTGTTGTAGGTGCAGTGGCAGCGTCAACCACACTCAGCGCCACAGCCAATGTCATTGGTGGCAATATCCAAACTGCTGGCATATTCAGCGCCACTGGCAATATTACATCAGCAGCCAATGTGTCAGCTGGTAATTTGACCACAGGCGGTGCAGTTGTTGCCACAGGCAATGTCACCGGTGGCAACGTAATTGCTACTACTGCTGTCAGCACAGGTGGCAACGTACAAGCTGGCAATGTTCGCACGTCAGGTTTGATGTCAGCCACAGGTGATGTGTATGGCAACAATTTTATTGCTAGTACAAGTGTAAATGCCACTGTGGACGTGAGTGCTGCTGGCAATGTCATTGGCGGCAACGTCAACACAGCAGGTGTTGTATCTGCCACTGGCAACGTAATTGGTGCTTGGTTTGTTGGATCTGTAGCAGGCAATGTTATTGGCACAACTGTGAGTGTGACCGGCAATGTCACTGGCGGCAACTTAAACGCTGGCACAGGTAACATCAGTTCAACTGGTAACATATTGGGTGGCAACGTAATTGCCACCACACTGGCGCAAACAGCCACACTCAGTGCAACTGGTGCAGTTACTTTCTCAGGCACCACACAAAACATCAACGTTGGAACTAGTCAGACCACGGGCAATGTCACTGTGGGCGGAGCGGCACAAACTGGTTTTATTCAAATTGGGCAAGCTACTACTAGTCAGACCATAAACATTGGCCATGGTGTCACTGGTTCAGGCAATACAAAAACCATTCAAATTGGTGAAAACGGTGCCGCTGGATCCACAACACTGATCGACATTGGGCCTGTGACAGCAACCACAGCCGCAGGTGTAGCAACATTCAACACTGCTACAGTAGTAGCAGTAGCTAACACATCAGGCACAGCACTCAGCGTGGCAGGTAACATCACTGGCGCCAACGTCAACACTGGCGGGGCGATCTCTGCCACAGCCACAATCACTGGTGGTAATTTGGCCACAGGTGGTACAGCAAGTGCCACTGGCAACATCACTGGTGGTAACATAATCACAGCAGCAGCGGTGAGTGCAGCCTCAGTCAGTACTAGCGGCACAGTGATTGGTGCTGGTAATGTCACAGGCGCTAACTTCAACACTGGTGGTTTGGTCACAGCCACTGGCAATGTCACAGGTGGTAACATCAACACAGCCGGATTGATCTCAGCCACTGGCAACATCACATCAGCAGCCAACATAGCTGCCACCAACTTTATTGGTATACATGTGGGCAATGTGGTTGGTACAACTGTGAGCGTGACCGGCAACATCACTGGTGGCAACTTGAATGCTGCAGGATTGAGTTTGAGTGGCAACGTGGTCAGTGGCCTTGCTACAACTGCCAACATCACTGGTGGTAACATTATTTCTGTGGCCGCAATGAGTGCGGCGTCTGTTTCGGCAAGTGGCAACATCACTGGTGGTAACGTGCTGGGCGGTGCCAATGTCAATGCCACATTGTTCACCGGAACCACAGTATCAGTTACAGGTAATATCACTGGTGGTAACGTGCTGGGCGGTGCCAATGTCAATGCCACACTGTTCACAGGAACCACAGTATCAGTAACTGGCACAGTAACCGCAGCTTCTGTGGTTGGTGGTGTAATGACCGGAACCAGTATTAGTTTAACTGGTACAGTGAATGGTACAACTATAACAGGTACCAGTTTAACAGTATCTACTGGCAACGTCACACTGGGCAACATTGTCAATGCTGGTGCTAATTTAACTGGCAACATTGGATCAGCTACTGGTTACTTCAACACTGTGTTCGCCAAAGCAACATCAGCACAATACGCTGACTTGGCAGAATGGTACACAGCAGATGCCGACTACCCTCCAGGCACAGTGCTAGTCTTTGGCGGCGATCGAGAAGTCACCCAGGCCGTCAGCATTAACGATGTACGAGTGGCAGGAGTTGTAAGTACCAACCCAGCACACATCATGAATGCAGGACTTGATGCACCGCACACAGCAGCCGTGGCCCTGACAGGTCGTGTGCCAACCTTGGTAGTAGGCACCGTGAACAAAGGCGACATGATGGTCACAGCCGGGGGCGGTAGAGCCAAAGCCTGTGCTACACCTGTCATGGGTTCAGTAATTGGCAAGGCCTTGCAAGATCATCCAGGTGGTCAAGGTGTAATTGAAGTTGTTGTAGGAAGATTATAATGAGTTATTTAGGCAATTCACCACAGATTGGTCAATACCGTAAAATGGACAATTTGACCTTTGATGGAGTACAGCAAACATTCGACATCAACATCAGCGGTGTGCCATTTAATCCGCCCACTGCTTATGCCATGATGGTGAGTTTGAACAATGTGATACTGAACCCCGGTGTGGGATTTTCGATATCAGGATCACAAATCAGTTTTGCAACACCTCCTGCAGCACTGACTCCATTCTTTGGATTGATCTTTGGAGACACGCTATATACAGGCACACCCAGCGATGCCACTGTCACAAACAGCAAAATTGCACAGGGTACAATTAATTACGACCGATTCAGTGTCAACACACAAGCAACGTTGACAGCAAATCAAATTATATTTGGAGTTTAAGAAATGGCAAGAAAAAGAATATACGAGTACGTATTCACACCAGGCACAGCAGGTCTAGGCACTGTACAAGTCCAGGATCGTATCAACCTGGAGGACTTCTTGGCCATATACGATACTACCACAAACACGTCAATCTACAACTTTGGAGCACCCACACAAGGCGGCACGGTCAGTTGGAGTGCAGGCACTATTGCTGGGTTACCCACAGCCTACGCTGGAGTTACTACACTGAACTTGGACTTGGATACCAGCAGTTTGAGTGCCAATGACAAACTGGCCATCTATGTAGAAGCACGTGAACTTAGTGTACAACCTTGGGAATTTGGCATGGATGCCATTGGTCGTGAGCGGGTTAGTAATCCAGAATCGCTTATTGACGCTGACTTTGAATATGGCCTGCAAAATACCAAATGGCAAAACGTGTCAACCATCAACAACATTCCGTCATTCTACGAAGACGTTGGGTCAGACTTGGTTTACAATACCAATGGTTATGCTACATTTTTGAGCAGCACCAACTTGTTGACCAGCAACGCTGACACATCAATCAACACAGCAGATGCTGGCACACCGCCTTGGATCACCAACGATTATGCACTGCTGATCAGTCAAACACAAGGCAACGTCACCCCATTTGTCACAAGTTATTTGACAGCCAACATCAACAGTTCAGCAGAACGCACATTCACAGTGGCATCAACCACAGGTGTGAGTGCAGGCGACAACGTTATTTTAATTGGACTACCTACCACAGGCGGCACTACCACAGCAGTCAGCAACATTACCAGCACCGCTACCACAACAGTCAACGTGGCCAATGCCGCTGGTGCAGGCATTGTGGCAGGTACTTATATCATTGTAGAAACCAATACAGCCAACATATACGAAGTCATGGCAGTTACTTCAGTTGCTACCAATGCACTTACTGTGGTGCGCCAGAGCAATGGCAGCAACCCTGGTGGTGTCAACATCAACACTGGCAATGATGTATTTGTGGTCAGCACGTTGGAAGTTGCACAAGTGCAAGAAGTCACAGACTCAACCACACTGCAACTCAATCGTGGTTGGTACAACATTCCAGCAGCCAACACATTCCCAACTGGCACAGTGTTCCAAAAACTCAGTAGCAACGTAGAACTGGTAAAAATGACCACTGTTAGCACAGCAGTCAATGGTACACAAACCATCAGCCGCACACAATTCAACACTACAGGATTGACCACAGCGGGCATTGGATCTCCATTGATCCGTATGACTGGCATGTGGTACGGCGGTTCAAACACTATTCCTACCATTGGGGTCAACGTCACTGACACTCAACTGGATGCCAACGAATACATTAGTACACAAAATACATCTGCTACCAATGCTGAAGGTATCAACATTGTGTACTTGGGCGAGACCAACAACTTTGCCTACTACCCACGAAGAGCAGTTAACGTGGCACCTGGATATCCATTAAATCAAACAGACACAGCCATACGTCAAGCCTTTCCTTACACTGGTGCTGACTTTGACATTGTTAGTATTGTCAGTGATGGCGGTAATCCCAGTATCATCACCGTGACCACACTGTATGCTCATGGATTATTCCCTGGCTGTCCTATTATTGTGGACATGACTGCAGGCACCAACACCAGTTATGCTGAAGGTTCATTTATTGTCAATGCCATTCCCAGCACTACAACATTCCAGTTTACTGCCAAAACAGGTGCTGTGGTAAGTGGTAGTTTGTCAGGTGTAATCAACGTGCGAAGCAACGCCATCTTTTTGGCCAGACCGTTTGATGGTGGTGTGCTCATGGGACCAGGCACGCCCACACGCGGTGCAAGTGCAACTCGTGTGACCAAAAAATATTTCCGTTATCAATCTGGTAAAGGCATTTTCTTCAGTACAGGTACTGTGTTAGCACCCACGTTAGATGTGCAAACAGTTACATCTGATGGGACCACAGTCAACAGCAATATCACAATCACCACGGATTCTGAACATGGACTCAATGCTGGCGCTACAATTGCATTGAGTGGAATTACTACATCAGGATACAATGCCACTGGATATATTGTTACAAGTATTACTAGTGATACCGCTTTTGTAGTACAAGCACAAGGTACATTAGGCAGCACAACTCCTGAGCTGGGACAACAACCACGGATCAATGTCACTGCCTGGAATGGATCAAGTATTCGTGCAGGCTTGTTTGATGATCAAAATGGATTGTTCTGGGAAAACGATGGCATTACAGTGAATGCTGTGCAACGATCAAGCACATTCCAAACAGCAGGCTTGGTCAGTGTCAGCGTTGGATCGAATCTTGTGACCGGCGACGGCAACTGCCGCTTCCAGGATCAACTCAATGTAGGAGACCTTGTTGTAATCCGTGGTATGTCTCACAGTGTGGCCAGTATTGCCAACAACAATCGCATGACCGTGGTACCCACATTCCGTGGTGTGTCAAATCAAACTCGTGTAAAAATGGCCTTGCGCAACGAAATACGTGTGCGTCAACAAGACTTTAATATCGACCCACTCAACGGTACAGGTGCATCAGGTTTTACACTTGATGCCAGCAAGATGCAGATGTATGCCTTGGAATATTCCTGGTACGGTGCTGGTACAGTTATTTGGATGTTGCGTGGACAAGATGGACGCTTTAATCATGCACATCGACGCCCCAACAACAATTTGAACAATGAAGCGTACATGCGTTCAGGTAACTTGCCTGCACGTTATGAAGCCATCAATGAAACTCCCACAAGTTCTTTGGATGGCGCAATTAACAACAGTCAAACTCAAATCACCTTGGTTGATGCCACAGACTATCCACCAGCATCAGTGACATATCCTGCGTATGTGATGATTGACAGTGAAGTCATAAAGTATTCAGGCAAGAATGGCAACATCTTGACTGGTTGTACACGTGCCGCAACATTCACACAGTGGGCCGAAGGACAAAGCCGCAGTTACACCAGCAGTGCAGCCACCAGCCATTTGGACAATGCAGGTGTTATATTGATCAGCAACACCTGTGTGCCACTAGTAAGTCACTGGGGTAGTGCGGTTATCATGGACGGTAACTTCAACGGTGATGAAGGCTTTGCATTTACATACAATCGCAGCAACTATGGTTTACCAGCCACAACTGGCGCCAGCCAAACAGCATTCTTGATGCGACTGGCGCCTAGTGTCAGCAATGGTGTGATTGGTGACTTGGGTGTGCGTGATCTTATCAATCGTGCGCAGTTGACTTTGCAAACGCTGACAGTGAACGTTAACCTAGGACGATATCTTGTGACTGGTATTTTGAATCCCAACAACATTGACTCGGCCAATACTTCCTGGGCCGGCTTGAACAATGCTGGTGGTGGTTACCAACCTAGTTTTACACAGTTTGCTGTGGCTCCACGTTACTCAAACGAATCCACAGGTGGCGTACAGGCTGCTCCGTTGAACTCAACAGGTGGTTTTACTCGTTCAGGTGTCATGACTTCGGGCAGTGCTATTAGAACCTACACTGGTCTAGGTTTAACCAACGTTTCAAGTTCAGGGTCAGGCGCCAACGTTACAGTGACATTGCAAGCATTGAAAACTGTGTACAGTGATACCACTACTGCTATTACCATTCAAAATCCTGGCACAGGATATGCTGTGGGCGACACTGTGAAAATTCTTGGCAATGTTTTAGGCGGAAGTACTACGGCAAATGATTTGTTCTTGACCGTGGCAGCGGTATCAGCAGACGTCACCGGAGGCGAACGATTGTTTGCCATACCTATTCAGGCCACAGGTGTTAACAACTTGGACTTGACACAGATCAAACAAATTGGACAAAGTTCAATTCCTGGCACAGGTACCTATCCCAATGGCCCAGAAGTGCTGGCCGTGGTGATCACTGCGCTGAGTACACAGTCAAGTCCAGTTGGTGAGATTCAATTGAGTTTCCAGGAAAGCCAGGCTTAAACACCGGCAGCAAGATACCGCTCTACAGTGTCTATCTTGCTTTGCACTGTTTCGATGTTCACAGTTGACCACAGTCCAGGGTGCATGGGCTTGGGCCATTGCCCACGATTAATCCAGGCATAGCCCATGTGTTCGTGATTGAGTACAGGAATAAATTCTTGATCAACAACACACACCCAGGTGTTGTATTCAAATTGTCCATCTGCTGAGGTGAATTTTTCCAAGGGTACCAGGCGTTGATATTCGGGCATCGATCCCAGTTCTTCTATGCATTCACGTTCCATGGCGCCAAGCAATGTTTCACCAGATTCTACCTTGCCACCAGGCAGTCCCCAGGATCCAGGGTGTCGAGTGTCATTGCGTAGCAAGTACAGATAACGTCCTGTGGCACTGCTACGGAACCAAACTCCCACGGCTTTCAAATCACAAGTCTCCAGGTGCCGCCAGGATATACACCTTGATAGCTTTTTACCCATGAATCACCAGCCCAACGATATTGTAATCCTGTAGTAATGTTGGTGACATATTGGTCTGGTGGTTGAGTCTGTGATAAAAATACCACACGCCAATAGTTGTTGCTGTATTCAACAATGTCGTTGGCATGAGCTACCAAGGGTCGACCATTGGCACCAATCCAGGCTTCGGCAGAACTGGTATTGGTATTTGATCCTGTGTCTTCTGTTAGCAAATAGCGTTGCCCTTCAAGTGCAGAGTCTAAGCCATTTTGTGGACCACTGAGCAAGGGGTTGATAATTGCATCTATAGGGCTCAAAGTGTTTTGTGGCACAGTGTCAACGTCAACATCATACAACATAAATCGGTCATCATTGGGGTCAATTACAACAGTACCAATAACTTCAGTGCCATCGGACTGTTCTAATCGTATTTGACTGACACCAGGACGCAGTGATCCATACATGTTGACCACAGCTGGCCACAACAAGTTTGAATCGGGAACAATTTCTACATTGGTCAATGAATCATTGCTGGGTTCTTCGGCTAGATACTTTTGTTGCAAACATTGAATTTTGTTTCCAATCAAGACCACCGCATAGTTCAATGGGGTGATAACTTGTCTAGTACCCAGCAACAA